TGCGGTGCTCAAGCCCGTTGCCGCAGAGACGAAGCCCTGTGGCTGAACCGTGCCGGTGCCGATTGCCATCGCTGAACCAGCGACAAAGGCGATCTGCGCGCCAGCCTGTCGGCCAACCGTGCCGAGGATGTCAAAGCCCGCGTCGCGGACAAGTTCAGCCGACAAAAGTGTCAGGCTGGCGATCTTGTTCGCATAGAGGGTGATTGACGAGATCGTCGGATCGGCTGGGGTGATGGTTGAACCTTCGGTCACGAAGGCGGCTGACTGGTTCGCCGTCACGCGTGGCAGAGTGATCTGCTCGCCCGTGGTCGTGCGAAGCTTCGTCGCCCCGTCGTAGATCGGGTTGCCCTCAGTCAACGCGACGACAACGAAGTCGGCGAAGGTGACTGGGACCGTTGCGGCTGCGGATGCAAGAGCGCGGATCTCAAACTGAGCGCGTCGCTTCTCGCCGGTTGCGATTGCCCGAAGGACATCGCTATCGTTGTCAGCCTTGACTGCATTCTCAACCTTGAGTGCGCGCTCTGCGAGTGCGCCGATCTTCTCACTGCGCTCTTCAGCGGCAGCAACCTGATCCATCTTGGCCTTGCGTGCAGACATTGAATCGTTCAGGCTCGTCCAGCGAGCCTCTTCCTCTGCGGAAAGTTCGCGCTTCTCGTCAGCCGCACGATTGAGGAGGGACTTAGCCTCTTCCCAGTCGTTTCGGTACTGCTCGTGAAGCGTCTTGGTGATGTCAGACATTGGTCTAACTCCTTACGCTTTCTGGTTTGGGGTTGATTGCGTCATCGGTGGTTCGTCCAGCGGTGGTGCCGTGAGGCCCTCGCGCTGCGCCCTAGCGAATCTGCTGTTCCAGTTTGGCTAGTGCCAACTGGCGCTCACGAACAGAGAGAGGTACGAGCCGTTCATCGGCTTCCTCTGGCTCCGTTGTAGTCTCAGTCTCAGGCCGCAGATCAGGACTGATCTTGCGGATTGCGAGGTCAAGCGTTGCGGCTGAATCCGCATCGGGTGCTCCCGCGAGAAGTGCGTCAAAGGCTCGCATCAGCGTTGATGGGTCAATCTCGGTGCGCTCAGAGAGCGAGCGGACTGCGCCCAAGCCGATGGTGGCTGGATAGGCGGGCTGGTTGCCCGTCAGGAGGCTGACTTCGTGGAGGCGGACATTCCGCAGCTCACGCACGCCGTTGTCGTTGTAGGCATCGCCCTTGTTGGGCACGGAGAAGCCGAAGGACATTCCCATCGCCGCACCGTCTCGGCGCAGCATTGCGGCGAGGTCGGAGGCGAAGGTCACCTCTGGGTTGAGGGAGACGCGCACCTTGAGGCCGCGATCATCCTCTTCAAGATCCAGCGTGCCGGTCTTGGTTGAGCCGAGGAAATACTTTGGATCGTGATCCTGAAGCGCCTTGACTTCCCAATCGCCGCGCTCAGCCGCAGCCACGCTCTTGGAGAACGCGCCTGGCTTGATGATCTCCCGCGTGCTCAGCCCTTCGGCTTCGGAGTTGAAGATGGCGGCATAACCCGTGAAGGTGTGCCCGTCCTCGCCTTCCGCGCGGATCTCCGTCTGGAACTGTCGGTACTCGATTGCCATCTTCGGTTTCTCCTTACGCTCGGCGTTCTCGACGATATTGTCGGCCCACCGCTTACCCGCGTCGCCGCCCCATAGCGCCCACGCGATCCTGCCAGCGGACGGATAGCCGTCTTCGCCGGTGTTGAATCCTTGACCTTGCTTGTCCACCTCGTGTCGTGCGAAGTAGGAGCGCATCCGCACCACCGTCTCAAACGGTAAGTTGCGCCCATTCACGATGTCGCGTGCGCGAGCCACACCCACGAGGGTGCCGCCGCGTCCGAACTCAGCGCGCCAATCTAGGCCGCGCTGCGCCTCTTCCTGCATCGCCTCTGTTGGCATATAGCCGTCAGGGTCAATCGGAGCGCGCTCTTCTTGATCATCGTCCTCGTCGTCTTCGTCATCGTCCTCGCGCGGCTGCCAAGCGTTGCAGTAATACGCGCCACTGACATAATCATCCCAGCGCTCGCACCACGCCTTATCGCCCTCCACGATGTCATCGTTGTAGAAGGCGCAGTTGCCGCACGCCCGACCTTCGGGCACATCCTCGGCGAGCGCAGGTCTGTAGTTATCTGGCAAGGCGCGCTCGCCGCCAGGCTCAATGCCTTCAGCCTGCGAGATCGCGACCATCTGCGAGATGGCGTCCTGCTTCGTGGTGTGGCAGCCCATCACTTCGCCGTCCTGCTTGACGACCGCCCAGCCGCTGCACTGCTCACTGTCATCGGTGATGAAGTACGGCATTACGCAGCAACCTGGAAGTCGTACACATCCAGCACGGTATCGGCAGCGTCAGAGATGGCGTAGAGCACATCGCCGTTGCCGATCTTGAGCGTGGTGACGCCGCCCTTGATGATCTCAAAGCCTGTCGTGCTTGTGACGGCTGCGCCGCCAACCCAGATGTTCTTGTTCGCGCCGAGTTCCATTGAGATCTCGTGGATGTTCTTTGCCGTCGCAGTGGCGATTGCCGCCGCCGCTGTGCCGATGCTGTATTGCTCTGCGCGGAAGGTCATCTCATCACCTCAGGTTGAGCACGAGGAGATCTTCCTCGTGTCGGCGTTCTTCGTGTGTGCGACCCCATCCTTTGGCCCGCAGTTCTTTGGTGTGGCTCGCTGCCTTGACCCGCCCTGCGTAGCCCCACGCGGAGCGTGCGGCGCGACCCTCGGTCGTGATCGGTGCGCTGATTGCGCGGCCCGCGAAGCCCTGAGCACCGCGAGCGGTGCCGCGAGAGAAGGAGTAGGCGAAGACCTCGCCCTTGAAGGCGATTGCCTGCGGCTTGAAGACTGGCACTGGTCGCTGTGCGTAGTAGCCTGGACGCGAAGCTGCGCCTGGCTTGGTGCCCTGCGCCGTGCCCGTGCTATCCGTGATGCCGTTGAGTGAGGCTGCAACATCCAGCACGCCGAGCACGCTGAACGCGCTCGTGGTGATGCCGATGATGACGCCGAGATCGTTCTCGCGTCCCGTCGCAGATCCTGCGCTCGTGGTGACGCCAGCGACGCTGCCGTCTGCCTCAGGCCCTAGTCCCCATTCGTATGCGTCCCAGATCGCGCCCTTCGTGGCGCTTGGTTGCCAACGGCCCGTCGCCATTGGTTAGGTCAGGGATTCGGTGATGTTCCCGCTGGCGAGCGTGTAGGTTCCCGTTGTGGCGTAGGTCTGCGAAGCATCGAGTGCGCGGCTGCCGTAGAAGGTGCCTGCGGTAGATGCTGACCAATAGCCGATGTGCGTGATCGTCGTAGAGCCTGGCACATCAAAGACAACTTCCGCGCTTGTCGCTGCGGTGCCACCTGATGCCGCTGCCCACGATGCCGCCTCGCGCGTGTACGGGGAGCCTGTGACCTCTGCGGTGCCAGCCGTGCCTGGGTCAGCCGTGTGCAGGCTGAAGTGCGTGACATTGCTCGTGATCGTGCCGAGCATCGTGTTGCGTGTCGTTGGGGTCAGTGCCATCGGTCTACTCCTCTACGATTGCGGTGATATTGCCGCTCTCGTCGCGCTCTACTCGGCGCGTGCGCGCCTCAGGCGTCGGAACGGTGACATTTATGATCGGCTGGATGACCTCGCGCTTCTCGGTGTCATCCTCGGCTGCGTTCTGTTGCTGCACGGTCACTGGAGCCGCCCCACTATGTCCGACCTTGATTCCGACGAGGCGCGCCGCCTGCTCTGGCAGGAATCCGGCTTGCACAAGTTTCGCCACAATGTCCACCTTCGTGGAGAGCATCGCGGTTTCAGCATCGGCTTCGTTGAGTGGCATTCGGTAGGAGTCGCCTGACTCAATCGGCCCGAAGTCCTCAAACTTACGGATGTCGTTGACATTGAGCCAGCCTTCTTGCAGCCCGACGCGGTAGGTGTCGTAGCGATCCTTCGTCGTGCCTCGCAGGATAGAGTCCATTGAGAACTTGACGAAGGCGTCTGGCAGGAGGATCAGCGTGCTGAGCGGTCGCTCGATCATCTCCACGAGCGGTCGCAGCGTGTATTGCACGAACGCGAGGTTCTGTTGCTCCACGCTGTTGTAGGACATCGCGCCTGGCGTTGTGACCTGCAAGAGATTCGGCGGGATGCGGAAGATGCGGGCAACCTCCTCAACATTGAACTGGCGCGAAGCGAGGAGTTGCGCGTCTTCAGGTCGGAAGGTGAGCGCCTTGAAGGTCGCGCCGCCCGTGAGCACGCCTGGCGTGTGGATGTTCTGCCCGCTGTGATGGCGTGCCCAGCCTGCCTTGAGCTGCTCGCCCTGCTCTTTGGTCAGATCGGTCGGCACCTCGATGATGCCCGTTGGCGTGCTGCCGGTGCGGAAGAAGTTGCTCGCGTAGTCCTCAAGCGTCAAGCCGAGGGCAAGGGAGACGCGGAGTTGATGGATCGGGTTGATGCCGCGTAGTTCGCCTGGCATCGCGATGAGCGGGATGTGCAGGATCGTCTCCTGCCCATAAACCGCCGTCGGCTGTCCCTGCCCCTGATGGATCTTGTATTTGATCTCGCGGCCTTCGCGGTAAATCTCCACGCGGCGCGGATCAACGGCTCGCACCTCCAGCACCTCACCACGCTCGTCGCGTGGGGCGTAGATGAAAGCGTTGCCGTCCGTGTAGAGAGAGACCACGATCTCGCTGATGAGCTGGTTGATCGTGTAGGTCGGCTCGTCAGGGATCGGCGTGAGCATCCACGACGGCTTCGCGCCCGCTGGACGATACGGTCGTCGGATGCCGTTGTCGCGGCGATAGGCGTCAAGAGGGAAGGATGAGACGACATCGGCAAGCAGTCGCACGCTGGCGTAGGCTGCCGTGAGTCCGAGCGCCGCTTTTTGATCAACCTCACGGTTGCCGAGGAACGGAACCTTGTCAAAGGCGAGCGGCGTGAGGTTTTGCAGCGTCAATGATCGCTGCTCGGATGAGGTGAAGACGCGACGCAGGATGCTCACTTAGTCCCTCCAGGTATAGCCGAGAGCGACAAGGACGGCACCAGCGGCAGCGATCAGGCTCAGCGGCTCGATGAGCCAGAGACCTGCGATGACGAGGACAATGCCCGACAACTCTAGGATGGTTGATTTCATAGGGTGATGAACTCCGCTGCTTTAGGTGCCGCTGGCGCTTGTGCGTGGTAGCGGGCACGATCATACGCCATCACCGCGCACACGGCGAGGTCAATCTTTCGCGGGGAGCCTCGGTGCTCCTTGACGATACGAGGGCCGAAGCGGTCAATCTTGACCGAGCAGTTGTCTAGGTGGCGGCTCATTGCCGCGTCACCGTTGTGGCTCACCGTCTCCTGCGTGACCGCCTCGTAGAAGGCGGCACAGGCGGGCACCATTCGGGCTGGACTCTGCGGGTAGAGCACGACCGGCAAGCCGTCCGTCTCCCACTTTTGCAGGGTCCTCGCCCAGCGATACGGGTCGGCGCTGATCTCGCGCACTTGGTATTTCTTGCAGAGGTCGTACATTCGCGCTTCAACCTCGTCCATTGGCACCTGCCAATGCGGGTCGTCCATCGGACGCTCCCAGAGGGCGAGCGGCTGGATAAAGCCATCCTTCGTGCAGCCAACCATCGCCGTGCAGTCGCCGCTGAACGAGCCGTCAAACCCGATGACGATCTCCTCGCCATCGAGGATCTGGCGCTCGCCTGCGAGCCGATCCCACGCGCCGCCTGGTAGCCAGCCGGTTGCCGCTGTCTGCCACTGGTTCATCCTCTTAGTTCTGAACTCTGCCTCAGGGATGCTCAGCACCGCCGACTCAAAGTCAGAGGGGTGGAGGAAGTCGCCGAAGGCGGGGTTGGCTTCCGCCCAGACCTTCGGGTCAAGGTGATTGGCTCCGTCAGGAGCGCCGTACCAACGGAAGAAGAAGGATGGGTCAGCGATCTCGCCTGCCTTGAGCCGCATCCCGTATTGCCAGAGTTTGTAGCATACGGTGTCTTGCCCACGACTATCCGTGCGGCTGCCAGCCGTCGTGATGCCCACGATCAGCGGCTGCTTTCGTGTACCAGAGCCGAGGTTCATCGTGTTCCAGAGCCTGTCGTCAGGCTGGATATGCACCTCGTCAAAGACCACCGTGCTTGGATTCAAGCCTTCGGCGCGAGAGGCGTCGGCTGAGAGGACGCGGAAGACGGAGCCGGTGGACGGCATCTCGATCACATCGCGCATCACGCGAAGGCGCTGCGAGAGGATCGGATCTAGCTCGACCATCCGAGCCGCCTCGCGGAAGACGATGCGCGCCTGGGCGCGGTCGCCTGCGACGGCATAGACCTCGGCTCCGACCTCATCCACAACAAGGCCGAAGAGCGCGATGCCAGCGCCGAGGAGCGACTTGGAGTTCTTACGAGGCAGCCCGATGAGGGCGCGTCGGTGTTTCCGTAGCCCGTTCTCGTCCAGTTCGTAGAGGTCGTTGAGGATCTGTTTCTGCCACGGGCGCAGGGTGATCTGTTTGCCAGCGTCTTCGCCTTTGGTCAGTCGGCAGAAGTTCTCAATGAAGGTTGAGACCTGATCGCCCTGGCTATTTGGCTTTGCGGGCCGCCGAGATGAGGGCGTCAAGTTTGGCTGCCGCCGAGTTCGCTTGGGCATCTAGGTCTCCTGTCAGGCCGCTTCTCGCAGCCGGTGTGAGGCCCAGTTTCCCAGCGAGCTGGAGCATCAGCGTCGCGTTGTCGCGGACGATCTGATGTAAAGGATTCTTCACCAACTCGCCAGCCTGTCCCCGCGTGAGCGGGCCAGTCTCGGCATAGAGCCGGTCAGCCTCCCGATAGCGCACCGCTGCCTCGCAATAGAGGCGAAGCGTATGCAGGTCTGCGGCAGTCAACATTCCCGTATGGGCGACCGCCTCAACCACCTCGTTCCAAACTTGGCGGGCCTCCGCGTTCAGTTCGGCTGGAGGGCTGAAGTCTGTGCGAGCCGGTAGCGGCTCTGAATAGTTGACTCGGCTAGGGCGCGTCTCGCCGCGCAGCAGCTTCAACCGAGTCGGCTGAGGTGCTGGCCCACGCTGTCCCATCGTCAACTCCGATCTGTTTTTGTGCTCAATCCAAAGCCTAAAACCCGCCCTCGCACGCGCGTGCTA